GAGTGGTACACATCTGGCCCGCGCCAGCGTCTCCAACCAGGAGGAGCGATTATTGTCGTGATGACGCGCTGGGCCAAGAGAGATCTAACCGGCCGGATCCTACAGTCTTCTATTGATAGAGAAGGAAACGATGACTGGGAGGTAATTGACTTCCCTGCGATTCTCCCGAGCGGCAAACCTTTGTGGCCAGAGTTCTGGAGCCTAGAAGAGTTGATGGCACTTCAGTCTGAACTTCCGGCGTCTAAGTGGAACGCCCAGTATCAGCAAAGCCCAACGAGTGAGCAAGGCGCGATTGTTAAGAGGGAGTGGTGGAAAGAGTGGAAAGAAGACACCCCACCGAGATGCGAGTTCCTGATCCAGTCATGGGATACGGCGTTTACGAAGAACGAGCGGTCTGACTATTCAGCGTGTACGACTTGGGGTGTGTTTTATTTAAACGAGAATCAGAATGATGCGAATATTATTTTGCTTGATGCGTTTAAGAGAAGGATGGAGTTTCCTGAGCTAAAGGAAAAGGCTTTTAATCACTATAAGGAGTGGGAGCCAGATGCTTTTATCGTTGAGGCCAAGGCTTCAGGAGCGCCGTTGATCTTTGAATTGCGGGCGATGGGGATACCGGTTCAAGAGTTTACTCCGTCTAGGGGTAATGATAAGATGGTGAGGATTAACTCTGTATCAGATTTGTTTGCCAGCGGTAAGGTATGGGCGCCAGCAACGCGCTGGGCAGACGAGTTAATGGAAGAGATGGCTGCTTTTCCAAATTCCGATCACGATGACTTGGTTGACTCGGCAACACAAGCTCTGATAAGGTTTAGAAAAGGTGGGTTTATACGATTGCAGACTGATGAAGAGGAAGAACCTCAATCATTCAGGCGCAAAGTTTCTTATTATTAAGGATAAATATGTCTATTGAAAAATCACTTTATGCCGCGCCAGAGGGTTTGGAGTCTTTAATTCCTGAAGAGGGCGATCAAGTAGATGATCAAGGAATTGAGATTGAGATTGTTGACCCAGAAGAGGTGACGATTAACGCTGGTGATGTAGAAATCAAGATTGGCGGCGAAGAAGAAGATGATTTTGATGAGAATTTAGTCGAAGTTTTAGATGAATCTATCGTTGCTGGGATTGTTACTGACTTGATTGGTGACTATGACGATGATATCAACTCAAGAAAAGACTGGATGCAGACGTATGTAGATGGTTTAGAGCTCTTGGGGATGAAGATTGAGGAGAGAGCTGACCCTTGGATTGGTGCTTGCGGTGTTTACCACCCACTTTTGTCAGAAGCACTGGTGAAATTCCAGGCTGAAATTATGATGAGCACCTTCCCGGCCGCCGGTCCCGTGAAAACGCAGATCATTGGCAAAGAAACCCCCGAAAAGAAAGACGCCGCAGTCCGTGTTCAGGATGATATGAACTATCAACTGACCGATGTGATGACTGAGTTCCGTCCTGAGCATGAGAGGATGGTTTGGGGATTGGGATTGTCGGGTAATGCGTTCAAGAAAGTGTACTTTGACCCAAGTTTTGACCGCCAGACGTCCATTTTTGTGCCGGCCGAAGACTTGGTAGTCCCTTATGGCGCATCAGATATCCAGACGTCACCCCGCGTTACGCACGTTATGCGTAAAACAGAGAATGAACTGAGAAAACTTCAGGTTGCTGGGTTTTATGCTGACATTGACTTGGGTGAGCCCAATAATAGTCTTGATGAAGTAGAGAAAAAAATTGCCGAGAAGATGGGATTCCGCGCTTTGTCGGATGACCGCTATAAGATTCTCGAGATGAACGTAGAGTTGGACCTTGAAGGCTTTGAGCACACAGACAAAAACGGCGAACCTACAGGAATTGCCCTTCCTTATATCGTAACGATTGAATATGGAAGCATGAAGTGTCTGGCTATCCGTAGGAACTGGAAGCAAGGAGATAAACTACACACAAAGCGCCAGCACTACGTTCACTATGGATACGTTCCTGGCTTTGGATTCTATTGTTTTGGTTTGATCCACTTAGTTGGCGCGTTTGCCAAGTCTGGTACTTCAATCCTGCGTCAATTAGTAGACGCTGGTACGCTGGCCAACTTGCCTGGCGGATTTAAGACTCGTGGCCTGCGGGTTAAGGGTGACGATACACCAATCGGCCCAGCTGAATGGCGCGATGTAGACGTACCCAGCGGAACTATTGCCGATAACATCATGGCTCTTCCCTATAAAGAGCCCTCACAAGTCCTTGCCTCTTTACTCGATAAGATTGTAGAAGAGGGACGTAAGTTTGCCTCGGCTGCTGACATCCAAGTAGCTGATATGTCTGCCAACTCTCCCGTTGGAACGACACTGGCGATTCTTGAGCGGTCTTTAAAGGTGATGACGGCCGTACAGGCAAGGATTCATTATTCGTTTAAGCAGGAGCTGGCGCTTTTGCGCGACATCATCAGAGAGTACACACCGCCCGAGTACTCCTATGAGCCCGAAGAAGGAAGCCGCAAAGCTAAGCAGTCTGATTACGACTTAGTTGATGTGATTCCCGTGAGCGATCCCAACGCGGCCACCATGGCCCAGAAGATTGTTCAATATCAAGCGGTGATCCAGCTGGCCCAGCAAGCGCCGCAAATCTACAACTTACCTCAGTTGCACAGACAGATGTTGGATGTACTGGGTGTTAAGAATGCAGAGAAGCTTGTGCCATTGCCTGATGATGAGACACCAAAAGATCCAGTCAGCGAGAATATGTCTGCACTCAGAGGCGAGCCATTGAAGGCGTTTATTTCTCAAGATCAGCAGGCTCACATTGCAGTCCACCAGACGTTCATGCAAGACCCTGTAGTGATGAAGACGATTGGCCAGAACCCACAAGCCAACCAGATCATGGCCTCACTGCAGGCGCACATTGCCGAGCACCTTGGCTTCTACTACCGAACAATGATTGAGAAGCAGATGGGAGTGCCGCTTCCTCCTCCTGATAAACATCTTCCTGATGATGTTGAAGTTCAGCTGTCTCAGTTGGTGGCTCAAGCCAGCGCCCAGTTACTGCAGGCCAACCAAGCCCAGGCTCAACAAGAGCAGGCTCAGCAGATGGCGCAAGATCCTCTCATCCAGATGCAACAACAAGAGCTGCAGATCAAGGGCCAAGAGGCTCAGAGGAAAGCTCAAAAAGATGCGTCAGATATGCAGATGAAGCAGTCGCAACAGCAGATTGAGCGCGAGCGGATCATGACTCAAAAAGAAGTTGATATGGCGCGCATTCAGGCAACTATTCAGAAGGACCAGATGGAGCTGGCGCAAGAAGCTCAGTCGGAGAAAAACAAGTTGATGGCTGAAATGATGAGGAACAGAAATGGTTGAAAAGTATTTAAAACATCTAATCCAAAAGGTAGATGACAAAGTATCCCAACTCCAAATATCTATGGCTGATGGCAAAGCCGAAGATTATGCGGAGTACAAGAAAATGTGTGGAGAGGTGAAAGGTCTACTCACTGCACGTTTATTTATAACAGACCTACAGGAAAGAGTTACCAATGACGATGACGAGTGAGATTTCAAATCTCGACATTACCAAGGCCGTGGATTTATCCAAGATCTTGAACACCAAACCAGAAGAGAAAGCCAAACAGCTTCCTCGCCCATCTGGTTACAGAATCCTTTGTGCCATCCCTGAGATGGAAAAGGAATACGGAGATTCCGGACTCGTAAAAGCGGAAGAAACTCTCATGATTGAGGAAACCCTGACTACTGTGTTATTCGTAGTAGACATGGGCCCAGATTGCTACAAGGACGAAAGCCGATTCCCATCAGGCCCGTACTGCAAGAAGGGTGACTTTATCTTGATTAGACCCAATTCAGGAACGCGCCTGGTCATTCATGGAAAAGAATTCCGTGTGATCAATGACGATTCTGTTGAGGGAGTAGTAGACGATCCACGCGGCATTCGCCGTAAATAAGGAACGACATGAGTGAATTTAAATTCCCAGATGAGAAAGATGACGTAAAAGTCACTGTAGCAGATGATGACGCCGATGATCAGATAATCATTGACGTAGAAGACGACACTCCCGAAGAGGATAGGAATAAAACCCCCCTTCCTGAGAAAGTCAAAGAAGAGCTCTACAACGATGAGCTCGAGGATTACTCTTCTAAAGTAAAGAAGAAGCTAATCCAGATGAAGAAGCTGGCTCATGACGAACGCCGTGAGAAAGAAAATGCATTGCGCGAACAGCAAGATGCAATTAACTTTGCTCAAAGGGTGTTGGAAGAGAACAAACGCCTGAAGTCAAACCTCAATAACAGTGAGAAGAATGTACTAGATACAGTCAAGAAAGCTGTTGAGATGGAGATGGACGCGGCCAAGAAGGCTTACCGAGAGGCTTATGACTCTGGTGATACTGATAAGGTCATGGATGCACAAGAACGTCTTACCCAAGCAACATTAAAAGTTGAAAAAGTAAAGAATTTCAAACCACAGCCTTTACAAGAGTATGAAACTCCTGTACAAATGCAACCACAGCCAGTCCAACAGGTACGGCCTGACCCCAGCGCGCAAGCCTGGCAACAGGAAAACCCTTGGTTTGGAGAAGATGAAGAGATGACAAGTCTGGCTCTTGGCCTTCATGAGAGGCTAAAGAGAGAAGGTGTTGCAGTTTCATCACAAGAGTATTATCGTAGGATTGACGCAACCATTCGCAAGCGTTTCCCAGAGAAATTTGAGGAAGAAGCGGAACAATCACGGCCCAGCCGTAGAAGCTCGGTGGTAGCACCGGCTACAAGATCAACTTCAGCACAGAGAGTTAGATTATCTACTCGAGAGCTGAGCTTGGCTAAGAAACTTAATTTAACGCCAGAGCAATATGCTAAGGCGAAAATAGAAATGGAGGCCTGAAAATGGCTGAAAACAGAAAACCGCGTGAACTTGAAGATAGATTGATGGCTGAACGTCCTAAACAGTGGCAGCAGGCCGAACTTCTACCTGAACCCGACAAGCACCCGGACTACAATTATCGTTGGATTCGTGTTGCTAATTTGAATACGGCTGACCCCCGTAATCTTTCCGCAAAATTGCGTGAAGGTTGGGAGCCAGTTACTTTAGAAGAGCAACCAAAATTTAGACTGTTAGCTGATCCAGCAAGTCGATACAAAGACAATGTTGAAATTGGCGGATTGTTACTCTGTAAGACTCCGAAAGAGTTTGTTGATCAACGAAATGCACACTTTTCAAAGTTGACTCAATCTCAGACGGAAGCTGTAGATAACAGTTTTATGCGACAAAGCGATACGCGGATGCCTCTCTACAAAGAGACTAAGTCTTCGTCTAGCTTTGGAAAAGGTACTTAAATTTTTTATAGGAGTCTTAAATGGCTTA